CTTGCGCAGCCTCACCAACCCGGTTGCAACGCCCAAATCGAGCCGCTAGATCACCATCCTGGCCTATGGCCAACCGCGCGGGGCCGTAGCTCAGATGGGAGAGCGCTGCAATCGCACTGCAGAGGTCAGGGGTTCGATTCCCCTCGGCTCCACCACGCGGAAATCATTGCAATCATTCGGTATTATGCAGTGCGGCGTACCCGCGCACCGGTCAGCGCAACCACGTTGGTATCGCGCTGGTATCGCAAATGGGTATCGGTGAACTCGCCTACCGCTTGCCAGAACGCCTCGGTTGAAGCGGTAAACTCGCGCAGGTACTCGGGCCGCAGATGGGTATAGCTCGCGCCTGTCCCCTGCTCGCTATGGCCGGCAGCTGCATCGATTTGCGCTTCGGGGACGCCCTGGCGCTTATGCCATGTATGAATCGTATGGCGCAGCGTGTTGGGCGTACCGATGCCAACCATCTTCGGCCGGCGTTTGGTCTCGCCCAGCTTCTTACGCGGCTCTAGCCATATCGGCTTGCCGTCCGCGTCGATCGCGTGCCGTGCCAGACCGAGATCCGGCCGCGCTGCATGTGCCGCGAGCAACACACCTTCGAACCCGTTCGCGATGTTCGCCGTCGGCCGCTCGAACCATTCCGCCCCGCCCCCTGCCCGCGTCTTCGCGGACGTCGGCGTGCGATACCGGACGACCTTGCCGGTAACACCGTCGAGCCACGGCGCAAGCGTCGGGCAGATCGGCACGATCGCACGGCGCTTGCGGGTCTGCTCCTCGTCAGGGCGAAGGAAGTAGATCAGGCCCTGCCGGATCTGGGTATCGGCATCGAGTTCGAGGATCGCCTCCGTCCGTCCGTGCGTCGACAAGTTAATCATCGCGAACAGATGAATGTGCCGGCGCTGCTCGTCTGCTGCTGCCGCATCGAGGATCGCCGCGACCTGCTCCGGACTCCATTCGAGTTCCTTCCGCTTCTTCCGTCCCTTTACCTCCTTGATGCGCGGCGCGGCCGTCAGGTGGTTGTTCTTCATCCCCCAGTTGATCGGACCGCGAAGCGCAGCGATGTCGCGAGAGATCGTCGGCGCCGATACGCCTTGCTCGGACCGCCAAGCGATGAAGGCATCGATCAAACCGTTGGTGATGGAAAGGACCGTGAGCGGCTCGGGTAGTAGGCGCTTCGCTCGCATGTGTGCCCAGAACGTCTCAAGCACTTCGACTGAATCAAGATAGCGGCTGGGTGCTTCGAGGTTGGCGACGTGCTGCTCGATCCACATGGCCGTGAGTTCAGCGATCAGGACGTCGCCGGGTGCCATTGGTCCGACTGGCTGGATCGTCTTCGCGTTCGCGCGCCACGCCGTCCAGTGATCGGCTAGGCTCTCTTTTGCATCTTCCGGCGGAGTTCCGCCGCCACCTCCGATACCCGTCGATGTGCGGCGGGTTGTACGTCCATCAAGCCAGCAGATGTTCCAGTCGTCGCGATCGGCCCGGTACCAGAGCCAGAATGGCCCGAGCTCGAATCGGGTATCAGCTGCGGCGGTGCCGCGCTTGGCTCGCTTTCCGGTGCGGGTAGCGGGGCGGGACGGCATTGTGATCGGAACTCCTTGGCTTCGCGGGCGGACAGAACCGCATAGATATCGTCGTCGAGCAAGGCCGCGACGTGTTCTGGATCAAGATGCAGCCGCGTGCCATTCTTCGCCGCGCGGCGGAGGCGGCTCAGCATTTCGCCGAATACAGGTTCTGCGCCCATCTAAGCCACCTCCCGTTCGTGTGGTAGGTAACCCATCTTCCGAAGCTCGATGTTCGCGAAGGTGATGGCGCGGCGGTTGCAGGACGCGGCCCGCTGCTGCCACCACAGCATGGCCTCCAGCGCGGCCGCGTAGCTTTCCCAGTGGAGATAAGGCAGCACGTGGGCCGTCGTGGTGTCGTGCATGTCGACCAAGGCCCATAGCTGGGGCATCGACCTGACGAAGAACCGCTCGCTATACTCGTTCACGATTGCCTGCCGAGCTTGATCGCGTCGTTTCACCGCGCCCGCGAGCACGGCTGTCAAATCGGCGACCTTCTCCGCATCGGTGGCGCCCTTGCGGGGCGGGAGTTCGTTTCGGGCGTAATGCGCCCAATCGATGGCGATGGCGGTCGAGATCCGGAGCCGGGTCTCGGAATCCTCGGCGGAAAGCCGGCCCGTTGCGACCAAGGCGGGGTCGCCCTGCGCACGGTTCTTCCGGACGTCCTCGGCGACCTGAGCCATCTCGGCGTAGGCATATACGAAGCGGGGGCGCTCGCTCATAACGGGTCAAATCCGGTTTGAATGCGCAGGATCATGAACGCGGGCCATTCCATCCGGCCTCGGCCGTCGTTGGCTGCGCGATCCTCGTCGCGGTAGCGTTGGACCAGCGTGGCGTAATAGGACGACGCGGCTTTGCCGGCCTCTCTCGCCTCTGGAGTGCCTCGGGTGCCGTTTCGCGTGATGCGTGCGACCATCCCTAGGGGTGTCAGCACACGACCACGCTTCGTGGCGCGGTTATTCCAGTCGGCGTTATGGACCGGCTTGCAGAACAGTTGATTCACCACCTTCGGCTCGAAGGCCGTCATGCACTCAGGACACTGGCGGACGGGCCATCCACCCTCCTGCTGACCCGGCAAGCGGTTGTGGCCCATCTGAGAGCAGCCTTGTAACAAGGCATCTTTGACGGGCGGCTTGGTCAACGCATCCGCCCCACGGCCTGCTCTCGAACGTACCGGTTCGCCAAGCCTCCGAACGCGTTCGCGCGGATGGGCTTGAAGCCTGCCGAGATAAGGCGATGGGCGACGGTCACGCGCCCGCCAGCCGTCGACTGGATGCCAAGGTGCTTCGCCGCCTGCTCGACGGTCACGTCGTTCGGTAGCGTCTCGCAGGTTGGCGCTGCCGGGCGCGGCCGAACAGTTCCCACACCGATCTCGATCATCAGGCCGAACCACTGGAACGCGATGCAGCGACCGCGTGCCTCGTCGCCGGTTGGCGATCCGTTGCTGGTCAAGGCTGCGCCGCCCCACGGGCCTCCCTCGATATGGGGGATCAAGTGGCGGATCACGCGATCACCACCCCGTCCCACGGCTCGAACACGTCCGTGTAAGCTTCCTGTGGTACGTCGACGCCTTCCTCTTCGTCGAACAACGTTGTCTCGGGGTGATGTTCCTCGCGGCGTTCCAGTGTCTCGCGCGAAACAGTATCCAGCGAGTACCCGACATTGCTGCCGTAGCAGCCGTGCTGCGGCGAGCGGAAGATGACCGGCAGTTCGCGATCGTATCCGTCAAGCCGGGCGAGCAATTCGCCGACCGTCATCGTCTTTGGCCGCGTAAATGAATGCTGCTGGTAGTAGGTTACCGCCATCACCGATCTCCCGCACGCGCGAGCGTCAGGATCGGCCGGACCTCTGCCTGTTCTGTGAGGTCAAGAACCCAGCCGCGTTGGTAGCCGTGCTCGTGCGCCCAGTCGGCGAACACGTTGTTAAGCCGGCGCGACAAGTCGGCGACATCCGCCTCGTCCCAATGGTGCGGACCGCCTTCGCCGTCCTCGCCGTAGTTCGCCTCGTTCGCATCATCGAATGCGAGCGTGACGGGGGTCGCGGCCTCGTCGAAAATGTCGAGCTTGTTATTGAAAGGCGCACCGAGACTGATCCAGAACGTCTCACCCTTCGCCCAGGCGCGGCCCCGGTCGATCGCTTCCTCACGGGTGAGACAGCCGCCAAGCCAATACTCGGCATCCATCTCCCGAGCATAATACCAGCGCCCTCGCTGCGCGGGGTTATCGATCGGAAAGCCTGCGGCCGGTGCCGCGCACAGGCCGATGCTGGCGCGGGCTGTATTGACGTCAACGATACGCGCGTCGGGAAAGTGCCGTGCGACGACGGCAGCAGTTTCCGTCGTCAGAACGAGATCGCCGTCATTTGGGCGGCGTTCTGCGCTATCAAAAAGGGACTGCCGCCAGTCGTCGATGATCCGCGAGCAGCCGTACTGCTTTAGGAACGCCAGACCGTTGACCGTCTTGCCGGTCCTCTCGTGCCCGTGGATTACGGTGATAGCCATTACAGCATCCCCCTGCGCCAAGCGGCGATCAGGCCGATGATAAGCAAAAGGACGATCGCGGCCGGCGTAGCGAGGAACAGAAGGCTGAAGCGTCGATCCTCGGCCGTATGATCGGGGTGGGGTAGCAAAGGGGTATCATGCGAGGTGGCCGCGTCGATCGCGCGCCACTTGGCGACGCGTCCTGTCAGATCCGTCGCCGGGGGACGGTTCGCCATCAGCACGGCGCCGAAATCACCGAACTCGCGCTTGCCGATGTGGTCGCGCAGGGTCCGCGGCAGTCCGGTGAACGAAGGGGCAGGATTGTTGAGGGCGGCAAGAAAGACAGGGAAAGTGCAGGGCCGCTGGATCTCGCGGGCTTTGGTCTCGGTGCGCATTCGCAACTCCCATCGGGCGGGGTGCCCTGATGGATGCTATATCTGCCGTTATGGCATATTTAGTCAACCGGTTTTATGCCGTATCGGCATTTGCCGCTTTTCCGTATTGATCCCGTTCCTTGTTTGTTCCACTTTCACCGAACGGCAGGAGGCAAAGAGTGGGCGACTCGTTGAACAAGAAAATGGTGAGTTGGTATCGGGCGACCTGCTTTGGCCGGCCGATCGGGCCTTGGCGGAAAAGTGTACGACACGCGCGCGAGGACCTGATTGCTGAAGGCTTGGGCTCACACGACGAGTACGGGTGCTTTTTCGTTACGGTCCCTGGGGGGATGGACCGGCAGTCTGAATGGATGCCCTATGACGAGGCAGTCGCCCTAGCGGCGTCGGTAAAGCGCGGTCACACGGCCCATCACTGTGAAGGCCTGCCCATCGCCAATCTGGATAGGACGATGAGACTTGTTCGTCGACCGCGGGACTAATCGAGCGGGGTCATTTTCGAACTGTTTGAACGTAGTTTCGCCAGCCTCATTGAGGATCACGAATAAATGACCTGGGAAGAGTGCCTTGTCGTCGGGATCAACAACAACCATACCGCCTTCTTCGATCTCCAAATCCATGGAGTCACCCTGCACAACTAGTACAACACCGTTTTTGGGCGATGTTGAAGCTGCAAGAGGCAGATGGCCTGACGGCTGTTGAATTGCTTCCTTCCAACTACCCGCCGCTACCTGACCGATTATCGGAAGCATCCGAACGGCCTCCCCGCCCAGTTCGACCGCGGGGGCTCCCCCCAAGAGCCAAGCTTGGGTTTTCACCATTTCGTGATGCTTAAACGGGCGTTTGCCGGTTAGCCGTTTGGATACCGCGCTCGGATCGATCCCGAGCAGATTTGCTAGATCACTCTGATCGTAGCCTTTAGCTCGCATAAGCTCGCGGATTTCTGCGATTTCCATATCGTACGTATCAAGAGCATGTCTGCCATTATGGCAAATGCCATTACGGCAGAATAGCACTTGCTTGTTAAATGCCGTTTCGGCATATTCGTCGACATGGATCGATTTGCAAACCTCGTCATCGATGCGCTCGGCGGCACTACAGCGGTTGCCAACAAGGCGCTGACCGGCGTTTCCACCGTTCATAACTGGCGGAAGAATGGTCTGTCGGCGTCCCGACTGGATCATCTGCGGCGCATAGCTCAAGACGAAGGGTCCTCTGAAAAGGTCGTAGCGATCGCCGCTGAATGCGGCGTCGATTTGCCAATTATGATCACGTCGGCCAGTGGGTCATGCGGCAATGCCAAAGAAGTTGCCGCACGGGTGTCGGCATGACACCAGAAGCACTCGCCTTGAAGAAGGCGACACACGAGATGATTAAGGGGTGCGGTGGGCTAGATGCCGCTGAGCCATACGCTCGCGTCGGTACGTCCAACCTCAGTGACTATTACAATCCGAACAAGCCAAACTACTTCGTTCCCCTTGATGTTGTCGCCGACCTAGAGCCTCTTGCCCGTTCCCGCGAAGGTTGGCCGCATGTCACGCAGGCGCTTTGCAGGACGATGGGTGGGGTGTTCGTCGCTCTACCAGATGCACCAGCATCGGGTTCCGACCTGCTAGCGATGATGTCGAAGCTGTCGGGAGAGTTCAATGACACGACCGGCGCGATCTGCGCCGGATTCTCTGACGGCAAGTTCTGCCCGATCGATGCTGCGAAGCTTGAGCGCGAACTGGACGACGTGATCCGCGTCGCTGTCGGTATGCGAGCCCTTGCTCGCTCCATTCATGGGGGTGAACGATGACCAAGCTACACCTAATCGCGCGCATCCCGAATGAGGGTGCGCGTCTGCTCGCGCAGCGGATCATGCAGGACTTCCGCGGCAGCATGTTTGTCGCATCGACCTCCATGCGGATGCCGATCACGACGTTGCAGCGCCTCGTCGAAGGCGAAGTCGTTCCAGGCGAAGAACTGGTCGGCGACGTCGGCCACGCAACCGCCAACGCCATCACGCGCGGCGACTGGCGCCGATCGCCTCAGGGCGGTTGGTTCGAAAAGGTGGCAGCGTGAGCGCAACAGTTCCCAAGTTCACAGACGGGCCGTTCCCGGTGCCCGCGAGTGACAGCGAGGCCAGCGTCCCCCCGGCGCCGGTCTCGCTGGATTATGCTGACGATCGAAGCGGTAGGGTCGCGTCGATCGCGGAAGTCGACAGCTGGCTTGCGTATGCCGAAGCCGGTGACGTGTTCACCTACTCGGTACGTTCGACGTGGTTGCCGATCAGTGCGCCTGGAAAACGCCGGCTGTATGCCTTGGCGATTCAGGGTCTCGTGACGCTTTCGCAAAAGCCGAGTGACCTGATCGAGGGTGCAAAGGCGTATCGTGCTCAGCGGACCAGCGTTCCGCTTCCCCCGCCCGAACCTGCACCCGTACCGCGTGCGAAGCTTTCGTTGGCCGCGCCCGTGATAGCAGTCGACGAAGCGGCCGCGATCGATCTGTTGCTGCCGATCGTCCAGCGCGCGGCCAAGTACGGCAGGCCTTGCCCGACAGATGCCCAACTCGCCGATCGTACCGGAATCCCGCGCGACGATATCCCCGCCGCGCTCGCTGCGATGAAGGCGGCGCGACTGATCAAGATCGAAGGGACGTCGGCGCCGACGCTCCGCCTGATCACCATTCTCGCTACCGGCCAACGGACAGGGTTCGCAAAGTCATGAAGATCGAGATCGAACGCGACGTCTTGCTCGTCGCGCTGGAACAGGTGTTCGGCGTCGTCGAGCGGCGGAACACAATCCCCATCCTCTCCAACTTGCTGGTGATCGTTGAAAACGGTCTGCTTTCGGTGACCGGGACGGATCTGGACATCGAAGCAAGTGCTTCGGCGTCTGCTGCTGGGAGCCTGCGGACGACGGTGCCAGCCGATAAATTCCTAGCAGCGGTGAAGTCTTTCAAGCCGGGGAAGCTTTCGGTCGCGCCGATCGAAGGGCGCGAGGCTTTGACGGTCAAACAGGGGCGTGGCGTCCGAACTATTGCGACGCTGCCCGGTGACGAGTTTCCCAAACGGGCGCCGCTGAACAACCCCGTATCGTTCACAATGCAGAGTGACGTACTAGCCCGCCTACTGGGGAAATGTGCGGTTTCGCAGTCCAGCGACGAAACCCGTTACTATTTGCAGGGCGTTTTCTTGCATACGACCGCGGACAAGCTGCGCGGTGCGGCTACAGACGGTCACCGGCTCATCCGCGCAGAAATTGATCTGCCCGATGGCGCCTCTGCGATGCCCGACATCATTGTTCCCAAGAAGGCGGTAGCGCAGGTCATTCAGTTGATCGGGAAAGCTGCCGGCGACGTCGTGATCGAGACGAACGGAACCGCGATCTCCTTCAAAATCGGATCGAGCAGCATCATCAGCAAGCTGATTGAAGGCACGTTCCCAGACTACTCTCGCGTCATTCCGGAGCCTGCCGGCAACAAGATCACGGTGATCCGCGATCTACTGATCACCGCGGCCGGCGCGGTGTCGTCCGTCGTGAACGCAGAAGGTGACAAGACGAAAATCCGCTCCCTCGCGTTGGACTTCGGTGCATCTGATGGCGCGCACGAAATGAGCGCCAAGGATCAAACCGGCAGCAGCGCCAGTGAGCCTATCGAGGCCACGTATTCGGGTACGCCGCTGCGGTTCGGTCTGAACAGCCAATACCTCCGCGACGTCGCCGGCATCTTCGCCGAGGGCGCGGCCCTCACGATAACGCTGCACGATCCGTCAGCACCACTTCGCATCGTCTCAGACAAGGATCCCGATCTCGTCGGGGTCCTCATGCCGATGCGCGTTTGAGGACAGAGATCATGATCCGATCCACTTCGACCCGTTGCCGCTTAGATTTGCACGACTTGATCGACGTCCTGCGCGAGCAAGGCGTCATCACATCGTTGATGGCGAGCGACTTTTTTGACGCCAACCCGAAACGTGAGATCCGATTCATGGTCGAGGTCGACGTCGATGACGTGATTGACGGCGCTAGTACGTCGGATCTTCAGGCTGAGCTTTCTACGCGCGCTGATTATGAGCCGTTCCCGCAGTTTGACGTACGCGACCTAGCTGACGGTATCCGGTATGCGATCAAAGCCGAGCCGCTACTGGCTGAAGCCATGTTCGCACGCGGTATGCCCGATCAGGACATATCGCCCATCTCCGTCGCGCTGCGTCACTGATCATGGCTACGGAGAAGCGGGCACACCGCGGCCCCCAGTCGCAGCACGAAGAGCGCAAGCAAGGCTTGGCGTACGCAGCTGCGTGGCGCGAGCGCATGCGGCCGGTGTTCGATGCAATGTACGGTGAAGACTGTTGCCGCCTCTGTGGCGCGGCGCATCGCGCGTGAAACAGAAGCTCGATACTCAGGTCGCCGCGGCGATCGGCGCGATGCTCGTCGGGCGCGACGAGATCACTCTCGAAGACGTCGCCGACAAGCTGCCGGGTCATATCCGCGCAGCTGGCCCGTCGCTGAAGTCGATGACGAAGGCGCTTATCGCTTCCGGCTGGACCGCGCAGCGCCGCGATGGCGGCAGCGTGATCTACGTGCCGCCCCGCCTCGACGGCGAGGAAGGGCCAGATCCGCGGCACAACGGGCCGGATGGCGGCGCAGTTGGGGCTGACGAGGTCCGTGAGATCGTCGAGCGGGCCGAAAACCTGATCGATGAAAAACAGGAAATCTCCGACGCGATCAAAGATCTTTGGAGCGAAGCAAAGGGCCGCGGTCACGACCCTCGGGCGCTTCAGGAAATTGTCAAATTGCGGGCGAAGAAACCCGAGGAAGTACACGAGCGGCAGGCGATCCTTGAGGTCTACCTCCGCGCAATGGGAATGATGCCATGAGCAGCGTGAACAAGGTTATTCTAGTCGGCCACCTTGGCAGGGATCCGGAAGCGCGAAGCTTTCAGACCGGTGGCGAGATCGTGAACATTAGCCTCGCGACGTCCGAGCGCTGGAAGGATCGTGTGTCCGGAGAGCAGAAGGAACGGACCGAGTGGCACAACATTGTCATCATGAACGACGGTCTCGTGAAGGTCGCCAAGCAGTATTTACGGAAAGGCGCGAAGGTTTACATCGAAGGCGCGCTGCGCACTCGTAAGTGGCAGGATAAAGACGGCATCGATCGATACTCGACGGAAATCGTCTTGGGTGCCTTCAACTCTACGCTCGTGCTGCTCGATCGTCGTGAAGCCGATCCCGGCCGGAACGACTATTCGAGCTATGGCGAGACTCGCGGCGGGTCGGCCGGTTCCGGCGCTGGCACCGGTGCTGGCAGTTCGCGCGGCACCTTCACTGACGACCTGGACGACGACGTGCCGTTCTAACCGCAGTCGTCGCGCCGCTAGCAGACCGGTATCCGTCGTCTGCCGCTAATTTTGCCGGGGGCATAATCTGTGAGCGTTTCCACTTCGTTGCCGTCTCAGCTTGAGGCGGCGCTGTCTTTCGCGCGTCGTGGCTGGCCGGTATTTCCGTGCTCGGTTAAGAACAAGCGGCCGCTCGTGCCGCAGGACCGCGATGCCGCGGGCAAGCCGATCAAGGGGTCGGGCGGCGTCTCGAAAGCTACCTGCGACGAGAGTCAGATCCGCGACTGGTGGCGATCGTGGCCCAAGGCCATGATCGGGGTGTCTGTCGGTAAAGCCAACCTTATCGTCATCGACTTCGATCCGCGCATCGATCAGTCCACCGGTGAAGAGTGGACGCTGGAGCAGCTGAAGGCCGATCTGGAGGAACAGATCGGCTGCGCGCTGCCGACCAGCCTCGCGGTCCGCACACCCTCGGGCGGTGTTCACGTCTATTTCCAGATGCCCGAGGGGGCGCCGATCGGGAACCGTGGCAACCTGCCCGATCATATCGATGTACGCGGCCTGGGCGGATACACGATCGTCCCGCCAAGCCATTGCGAGGGCGATGGCAAGAATGCGACCGGGTCATACCGCTGGTTGCGTGGCGATGCTGATGCCGAGATCGTTGCAATGCCGGCCGAGCTGGTTGCCGTGCTGCGAGCACCAACCGGCAAGCGCAAGCCCGACCAGAGCAGCGCTATCGCGTCGACGTACGTGCCGCGCGACGTCTTCCCGGTCGACGTCGACGTTCGCCACAAGCGATATGCTCAGATCGCGCTTCAGGAAGAGATGGACGAACTCGCCTCCACGCCGATCGGCGGTGGCAAATGGGGCGGGCGCAACGCCGGCATCTATCACGCGGCGTTGAAGATGGGCGGGCTCGTCCTGGCGGGCGCGATCGGCGAGGCCTTCGTACGTGCGGGGCTCGAAACAGTCGTACGTGCCATGCCGCAAAACGATGATCTAGCGGGTTCACTGAAGGCGATCGACAACGGTTTCGACAACGCGAAGCCCCGCGACCTCGGCGCCGTAGGCGCGCAGGCGGCGCGCGGACGCGATAGCGGCCGGTCATCGTCCTCTACGTCATATGCGCCAGCGGTTCCGCCGCTCGATGCCTACGCCGAGGATCTCGGGCGGTTCGAACCCGGACCCGGTGAAGAGGAAATTTCCGAGTCCTTCCAAACCGGAACCAACAGCCCCGCCAACCAAACTGGGGGGTCAGGGGGGCGCATTGCGCCGGCCAAGGATGAAGTGCTGGATCGCCAATGCGCGGTGTTGTCGACCACGGATCTCGGCAATGCGGAACGTTTCAGGGCGCGGCATGCGTGGCGCTTCAGGTTCTGCAACGAATTGGGCTGGTTCGTATGGGACGATCGCCGGTGGGAGTTGCTGTCCGAGGAAAAGGATAAGATCCCCGGCAAAGTCAGTCTCGCCGTATTCGATACCGTACGCTCGATCCGACATGAGGCGGATCTCGTCGCGGCAAGCGGGGTGATCGAAGATTTGCCGGAAGACGCCACGGACGAACAGCGTGCCGCCACTCTGGACTTTATTGTCCGGTGGAAGGGTAGCGGCGATAACAAGATCCCGATCTATTATAGCGAGATGCTGCGCGACCATGCGAAGTCGAGCGAGGGTTCGCAGCGATTGGGCTGCATTGCTGGGCTCGTTAAGTCATTCATTGACGTATCCATTCGCGCCGACGCGATGGACGCCGATCGCATGGCCGTAAACCTGCTCAACGGTACGCTGCGGCTCACGCAGAAAGGCCAGCGATGGGTGGTGGTCGAAGGGGTGCTTAAACCGATCACAATGGGCGACCGCTGGGGCGTGCGCCTGGACAAGCATCGGCCGGAAGATCTGATCAGCAAGGTCGCCAACGTCGTGTTCGATCCGAAGGCCACTAGCCCCGAATACGACAAGTTCCTCGCAGTGGTGCAACCGGATGAAAAGATGCGCCGCTTCCTGCATCAGTGGGGCGGTCTAAGCGTGACCGGCGACATAAGTGAGCAAAAGCTAGCGTTCTTTCATGGCAAGGGCCGCAACGGTAAATCGACGCTGGTCGATGCGTGGAGCTACATCGCGGGCGACTATGGCGGATCGGTCGGGATCGAGACGTTCCTCGACCAAGGCCGCGGGCGTAAGGGGGGCGAGGCCACTCCGGATCTTGCACGCCTGCCCGGCATCCGCTTCCTGCGCACGTCCGAGCCGGAGAAGGGGGCCAAGCTGGCGGAGGCGCTGATCAAGCTTATCACTGGCGGCGAACAGATCGACGCGCGGCATCTGAACAAAGGCTTCTTCTCGTTCCTGCCGTCGTTCAAGGTCACGATCTCGGGCAATCACAAGCCAAAGATCACGGGTCACGACGATGGGATATGGCGGCGCGTCATGCTCGTGCCTTGGGACGTCCAGATTGCCAAGGAGGCCGTCGACAAGGCGTTGCCCGAGAAGCTGAAGAAGGAAGCGTCCGGCATCCTTAACCGGCTGCTGGAGGGTTTGCTCGACTGGCGGCAGGAAGGCCTAGTCGAACCCGACAGCGTGATCGCGGCGACGGCCAAATACCGCGAGCAAAGCGATCAGCTAGGCCGGTTTCTCGACGAATGCACCAAAGCGGTCGACGGCGCTCGATCGAAGTCGTCCACGCTGTTCGACCTGTTCAAGGCGTGGTCGAAGGCCAGCGGGTCGGCCGAATGGCAGACGCAAGGGTTCTCGAAGGCGATGGAAGATCGCGGTTTCGAGAAGAAGTCGTCGAACGGGATCCAGTGGCTCGACATCGAAATGACGAAGTCGGTTGCCGATTATCTCGACGTCGATGCGGGACGCTCCGGATATGGCGGGGATCCCGGACCCTGCCCGGATGACGAGCCGCTTTAGGCTGGATTTGGAAGGGGTTTCCCTTCCAGCTGGAACTACGATTGGAAGGACAGAAATGGCGGTTTTGTGCGGGTTTGGAAGGGGTGGAATGGCTTTGCTTAGTCCCCCCGTCATGTGCGCGTGTGCGCGCACATGCGCACACGAAAGACCCTAAATTATCATTCCAATCCTTCCAATCTCTTCGATCGAACAGATCGACTTCATAGAAAACGGCGGATTTCCGCCAATCGTGCGAACCATAAGGACCGATACAATGGAAGGACTTCCCGCCAACGCCTCCCCTCCGATGGAAGGACAGCCCCTTCCGGATGCTTTCTATACCTTCGACATGGTTCAAGAGCGGCTTGTCGAAGCGGTGATCATGCTGTGGCGTTTACCCGACCGCGAGAAGGGTTGGCTTCGCGGGGTCGCTAAGGATGGTCCGTGGGATCAGATCATGCCGGAGTGCCCTGACGATGCGGACGCAGATGGTCGTCAGTCAATGCCGGGGCTGACGCAGGTCGAGATTGCCGAGATGGAGGAAGCTCTCGGTTGGATGGCGTACGTTCCCGATCGCGATCGTCGGCTTGTCGGGCTCGCCATCGTCCAGTTGGCGCGCGGTGGGCGCGAGATCTCTTGGCGTCGGTTGCTTGGTCCGATGGGCCTGACGCTGGGTACGGATGGGCTGCGCATGCGATATGGTCGCGCCATCAACGCCATCTGCGTCGGCGTAACTGGCGGAAATCCACGGGCGAACGTGTCAATGCCATAAACTTGCGCGTCTCGAAATTTTGGGTGTTCGCCTATCGCTCCAAATAGGCCTATTTATTGACACGCTGGGTTGGGCCTTCGGGTTCGACGCATCCTCTCCCCCACCTCGAAGGGCGGCGCGACTTAGGTCTCGCCGCCCTTCGCCGTTTGAGGCGCCCTACATGCCTATGCGGCCTGCCACGTTCCGCCCTCGCGGCGTTGCACCAAAGGCAGAACGGGTACGTGAGTATGAACAGCGGCGCGGCTCGGCTGCGGCGCGCGGGTATGATGCCGATTGGCGTCGTGCTGCTCGCGCCCATCTGACTGCATCGCCGCTCTGCCGGTATTGCGAGGTCGGTGCCTGGGGCTCGCCTCGGGTGACTGCCGCCACGTTGGTCGATCACTTCTACCAGCACATGGGCGACATGCATCTGTTCTGGGCCTCCGATTGGTGGGTCAGCAGCTGCAAGCCCTGCCACGATGGGCCGAAGCAAGCCGTCGAACGCATTGGCGGATCGGCCCTCGACCTACTGGCGGCGCGGCTCGGTCTGGTCGTGAGGCGGGGGGGTGGGTGAAAGTCCACAGGGGGGTGCCGAAAGACCGGTGGTCAAGCACGAAAAATCCGGCGCGGAATTCGGCGGAATGTTTTTTTAGTGGAGGCAAATCATGCGCGGACGGTTACCCGACGCGCCCGGCCTCCAAGAGGCGAAGGGCAATCCCGGTCGTCGCAAGTCGGCCGTTCAAAAGCGGCTCGACGAGGCCGATCGCGTCGCCGCATTGTTGGCGACGCCTCCGATGGCGGGCGATCCGCTCGCGGCGCCGCCCATCATTGAGCAGGGATCGGCCGCGGCCGTCGCCGTGTGGCGCGATCTCGCGCCGCGGTTGCGGAACACGCATCGTCTGCAACCTCATCACCGGCCGATGTTCGCGCTGTTCTGCGTCTACTTTGCCGAGTGGGTCGTCGCGAACGAGGACATCGGCCGCAACGGTCACACCCAAAAGGTGAAGACCGTTGCGGGTGGGATGATGGAGCGGATGCGCCCGATCGTGTCGATCCGCGACAGGGCGTTCGACATGGTGATGAAGTTGTCCGAACGGTTCGGCCTCACACCGTCTGACGAATACTCGCTGTTCCGCGACCAGGCGGTCGCAGCGGCGCAGAACCCCGGCCTGTTCGACAAGCCGGAGGCGAAGCCCGAGCAGCCCAGTGCGCCCCAGCCGACTACGTCGCTGATTGGCGCAATGGGCCGAATGGACTCGGCTCCGCCCGTCCGGCACTGATATGGCAGCGCGGCCGGAATGGCTCGGGTTGCCCGATTGGCTGACGCGGCACGCTGACGAGCCCATCTACGATTGGGCGCGTCTCGCGTGGGAGCGGGCAGCTGCTGCGCCGGATGCGTGGTTCGACCATCAGAAAGCTGATGCGGTCGTCGAACTCTGGCCGCAGGTTTTCCGGCTCACGGAAGATCGGTTCGCCGGCAAGGCGTTCCGGTTGGTGGCTTGGCAGGAGATCATCGTTCGGCTGCTCGTCGGTTGGAAGATCCCGATCGAAGTCCTCGACCCGGATACTGGGTTGCCGATGACCGAAGAGATCCGGCTATTCCGCCGGTTGCGGCTGTGGGTGCCGCGTAAAAACGGGAAATCAGAATTTCTATCCGCCCTGGCGCTCCTATTCTGGGCGCTGGATAGCGTCGTCGGGGGTCAGGGGTTCGCCTTTGCCCGCGACGAAGAACAGGCTTTCATCGTCTTCAACAAGATGAAGGCGATGATCGCCTTGGCGCCCGACCTCGCGGCCGAGTGCCAGAGCCACGCAAAGTCGATCTATCTCAAGCCGGCCGCGGCATCGTTCGTCGTGATCACCGGCTCGGAGATGGGAAAGCACGGCAAGTCGCCGACCGTCATCGTCGGCGATGAGATGCACGAGTGGCGAAGCCGCACGGTGGAAAGCACCCTGCGGCAAGGTACGGGCGCCCGTCTTCAGCCGATCGAGCTATACGCCTCGACCGCTGGTCTGAAGACGAACCGGACCGGCGTCGAGTTGTGGGACGAAAGTCTTGCGATCTTGGAAGGCCGTGTCAGCGATCCGACGACGCTCGTCGTTGTGTTCGCAGCGGATGCCGAGGCGGCATGGGACGACGAGGCCGTATGGGCGGTTGCAAACCCGTCCCTTGGGTTGTCGCCGACGATGCACTTCCTCCGGGGTGAAGCGGCAATCGCGAAGGATAACCCGCGAGCGCAGGCGCACTTCAAGTGCTACCATCTCAATCAGTGGATCGACGTCGTCATCCGCTGGCTCAACATGAAGTTCTACGACGCATGCTCGCCTACACGGAGCGCTTGGCGTACCGCGTGGGATCGCATGAAAGGTCGCCGCTGCTACATTGCGGCCGACGTGTCGTCGACGACGGACGTTACTGCGCTGATCCTGCTCTTCGAGCCGGAAGGCGACGAGACGGCCTGGACGGTGGCCTGCCGCTTTTGGGTGCCGGAAGACACCTTGGCCGAACGGGTCAAGAATGATCGGGTGCCGTACGACGACTGGCTTCGGCGCGAGGCGATCGAGACGACGCCCGGCAACTTCGTCGATCAGAACTACGTCAAGAAAGCGATCCTCGACGCGCACGAGGACTTCGACGTGCTGGGGTTCGGTTACGATCCTTGGAACGCGATGAAACTCGTCGCGGATCTGCAAGCCGACGGCGTCGACCCGGATCTGATGCTCGCCATCCGGCAGGGCATTCAGTCGCTCGGCGAGCCGACCAAGGAATTCGAGCGGCTGATTTACGCCGGCCTGCTCGATCACGGGCAACACCCCGTGCTGCGCTGGATGGCGAAAAATGCCGTCGTCCGGTTCGACGAAAACCTGAACTACTCCCCGACCAAAAAGAAGTCGGCGGAGAAGATCGACGGCATCATCGCCGCAATCATGTGCCTCGCGGTTGCGACGGCAGCAAACGAGGAAGGGCCGTCTGTGTACGAAGAACGTGGCCTCCTCGAAATCGACATGCAGGAACTCTGATGGGCAGGTTCTCCAACGCCGTGAAGGCCTTCGCTGGCCTGCCCGTCGAGGCGTCGAACGGATACGGCCCATCGTCGAGCGTCGGCTCGAACGACGGGTGGTTCGTCAAGATGATCGGCGGAGGGTCGACCAAAGCCGGTACGTTCGTATCGGAAAGCAACGCCCTCTATTCTCCGACCGTGTTCGCCTGCGTAAATCGCATCGCCAACCCGATCGCGAACTTCCCCGTCGCGATCGTCCAGCCCGACGGCAAGGGCGGTTGGACACGGGTCGACGAGCACCCGATGTCGCAGCGTCTAGGCCTTCGCCCGAACGACTTCATGTCGTCCCGGACGTTGCGAAAGACGACGCAAGGTCACGCCCTCCTTTGGGGCAATGGCTATCAGGAGATCGAGCGCAACATGCGGGGCGAAGCTGTCGGCCTTTGGCCGCTGCTGCCCGACCGGACGCGACCACATCGTGACGGTGACAAGCTCGTGTTCCGCACGACGATCGACGGTACGACGTATCAGCTCGATCAGGACAACGTCGCGCACATCATGGATCTTAGCCATGATGGCTATATCGGCTTGTCGCAGGTCGCCCTGGCGCGTGAGGCGATGGGGATGGCGAAGGCGCTGGAAACCTTCGGCAGCAAGTTCTTCGCCAACGATATGAAGTCGGGCGGCTTCCTGATGCACCCCGGCAAGCTCGGCGTGAAGGGCCGCGAGAATGTGCGCGGCCCGGCCGGGGAGCAGAAGGCGGGGCCGGAAAATCCCGCGAGCGTCGTCGAGAAGCAAGGCGGACTGGACAACGCCCACCGGGTCAAGGTTCTCGAAGAGGGGATGAAATTCATCTCGACGACGATCCCACCCGAAGACGGGCAGTTTCTATCGACGCGGGAGTTTCAGATCGCCGAGATCGCGCGGATGTATGACGTTCCGCTCGTGCTTCTCCAAAGCCATGAGAAGTCGACCAGCTGGGGCAGCGGCATCGAGCAGCTGATGATCGGCTTCATAATGCAGACAGTTGCGCCATGGGTTCAGGCTACCGAGCAGGAACTAACGTGGAAGATGTTCACCGAGGAAGAACGCGCACGCGGACTGAAGGTGAAGTTCAATATGAACGCCCTTCTGCGCGGTGACATGGAGGCTCGATCAGCGTTCTACAAAACGATGTTCGAACTAGGCATGACGATCAATCAGATCCTCGCTTACGAAGACATGAACGGCATCGGACCGGATGGGGACATCAACTTCGTATCGAACAACGTCCAGACGTTGGAGCGAGCGAAGAACGGGAAACCTGCCACCGAGCCGGCAACGGCTCCGACACCTCCGCCAGCGGATGAGGACTGAACATGAAATACCCGTATCTGCTCAGCGCCTTTGCGTCGGAGTATTGGGCGATGGAAGAGAGCAAGTTGCTCGCGATCATCGACATGCTTGCGATGCAGGCGGAGGGCGACAAGCTCTCCGCCAGTGAGATCGAGGCGCGCATCGCGCCCGCAACAGCTTCGGCCGTTGCCCGTCGTGAAGGCTCGGTCGCCGTCGTCCCGCTGCGCGGCATCATCTCACCGCGCGCAAGCGTCGTGCAGAACAGTTCGACGGGTGGCGGAACGACCGCGGAGGGTTTCGCCACCTCGATCGACCAGATGGCCGACGACGACACCGTCAAGGCGATCATCGTCGATGCGGACACGCCGGGCGGCAACGTCCTGGGCGTCGACGAGGCCGCGGCTGCTGTCGCGGCCGTGAAGGGGCGCAAGCCGATTATCGTACAGGTGACGGGCAACCTCGCCAGCGCCGGCTACTGGATCGGCTCGCCAGCTGACGAAATCGTCATGTCGCCAAGTTCATCGGCTGGCGCGATCGGCGTCCGCATGGCGTACGACGACATTACCGAAAAGCTGGCGAAGGACGGTGTCGTTCGCGAGATCATCGCCTCGGGCAAGTTCAAGGGTGAAGGCCTGCTCGGGCCTCTGTCCGACGAAACCCGCGCTTACATGCAGGGCCGCAGCGACGACTATTACGCTATGTTCGTCGACCGCGTCGCATCGGGCCGTGGCGTGACCGCCGCGGCCGTGCGTGACGGCTTCGGACAGGGTCGCATGCTCGGCGCCCAAGCGGCTGTGCGCGAGGGGATGGCGGACCGCGTTGCCACAATGAGCGAAACGCTGGCGCGCTTCGGTGCCGGGGCTCCGGTGCCGAAGCGGTTTGCCCCCGAGCGGCAAAAACGAGCCCTCGCGCTCAACTGAAATCCTACCCTTCGGAGGGGATCGCCTCGCTCGCCCACCGGGCGCGAGCGGCCGACGGCGTGCGCCCGGCACATTCGTTCTTATTGGCCTACGGGCCCGGAGATATCTCATGCGGAAGACCATGCTTCTCGCGGCTGCATCCATGGCCGCGATCCTCGGGCCGATGTCGGCGACCGAACGCCAGCGCGGGCGCTACATGCGCGACCCGAACGGCCATACCCCGGCGCCGCTCGCAGCCCTGCGCGCCAGCCGCCTCACGCTCGTCGCCCAGCTGCGCGGCATGATCGACGCGGCCGAAGGCGAGAACCGCGACTTCACCGCGGAAGAAACGACCACGTACGACGCGGCAAACGCAAACCTTACCGCCCTCGATGTGCGGATCGCTCGCCTCACCGGCCTTCAGACCGCCGAAGCGGCGGGCGACACCGTGATCGGCGCGGTAGCGCGCCGCGGTGGGCCAACCACTCCCGCTGGCCCCCATGCCGCCCGTGAGTTCGACAGCCTCGGCGAGTTCATGTCGGCCGTTCGCTTCAATCCGAATGATCAGCGTCTGAACTTCGTCGAGGGCGTTGGTGCGACGGCCGAGGACGGCACCGATATAGGTGCAGAACTGCGCATGGATCAGCATCAGACCGGTGGGGGCTTCCTCGTGCCGACGCAGTTCCGGCAGGAGATTATGCGGGTAGAGGCGCAGGATGCGCTGGTGCGTCCGCGTGCCAACGTCATCCCCGCCGGGTCGCCACCTGACGCCGCGCTGACGATCCCTGCGCTCGACCAGTCGGGCGCTGGGCCGGGCAACGTCTTCGGCGGTGTTCAGGTGGAGTGGATCGAGGAAGGTGGTGAAAAGCCCGAGACCAATGTCAGCTTGGGCTCGATCACGCTGGAGCCGAAGGAAGTCGCCGGCACCATCACCGTCACCGACAAGATGCTGCGCAACTGGGCAGCGGCTGGGCCCTTCCTCGAAGGCCTATTGCGCGGCGCTGTCATGCAGGCTGAGGACTTCGCATTCCTCCGGGGTAACGGCGTCGGCAAGCCGCTTGGCGCCATCAACTCGGGTGCCATGCTCTACGTTAATCGTCGGGGTGCCGGCCAGATTCATTATCTCGATCTGGTCGACATGGTTTCGCATCTGTTGATGCGCGGCGGTACGTCGCCGGTCTGGTCGATGCCGCAGGGCGCGCTTCCCCAGATCGCGACGCTTCGGGATCCGGAAGGCCGCTACATCTGGAAGCCCGACGCGCGTGACGGCTTCGCTGGTACGCTGATGGGCTACCCGGTGCGGTGGAACAACCGCTCGCCCGTCCTCGGCACGAAGGGCGACGTCACGCTGTGCGATTGGTCGCAGTATCTGATCAAGGATGGCTCTGGTCCGTTCGTCGCCGCGTCCGAGCACGTCCTGTTCCGCCAGAACAAGACGGTGATCAAGATCTTCTGGAACGTCGACGGCAAGCCATGGCTGACCGCGCCGATCGAGGAAGAGAACGGTTGGAAGGTCTCGCCGTTCATCGGTCTGACCGTCCCCGCCTGATCCTGCCCGCCCCGGCCGAGCCGGGGCGGTTCCTCCAAACATATGGGTGAACCATGCGATATCTTGTGATCGCGTCCTGTGAGGACGTGCGTACCGGCAAAGAATTCAAATCCGGTGACGAATTCCTACCTGAGCCCGACGTCGATCAGGCCAAGCGCCTGAAGAATGCCGGCTGCCTTCGCGAGATGCCGGACGACGCTCCGGCGTTGCCCGGTAGCGACGACTCCGCGCAGATCATCGCGGATCTGCGCACCACGATCGGCGAGAATGCCACGAAAGCCGAAGGCGAATTCAACGCCCTGAACGGTCGCCTGATCGACCTGACGGGCAAGAATGACGCGCTCGTCGACGAGAACAAGACGTTGCGCGGGCTGCTCGATGGCGCGGACGTTTTGAACGATCAGCTTCGCGGCGAGCGTGACACCCTGGCATCGGACAAGTCGACGCTGCTCGGCGAGAAGGAAACGCTCACTTCCCGCGTCGCCGAACTCGAACGCCAGTTGGAAGCGGCAACTAAGCCGGTCGACGGTGCCAGCGATCAGACGGCACCGGAAACGGCGCCGGCCAAAAAGAAGGCCTAAGCCATGCGTCTCGTCGTTGAGGATCCGGCCGAACCCTCGGTCACTTGGGATGATGCCGACGCGCATCTCGAACTGGACGGCGACGAGACGCGAAAGGTCGCAGTCGAGGGCATGATCGGCACCGCTTGGGAGCACCTGAACGGTCCGGACGGCTGGCTCGGCCGAAGCCTCGGCGAGCAGGTCGTCGACTACTGGCGGGATGGCTTCTACCAAGGCGACATCCCGTTACCGCTCGGCCCGGTGCAAGAAATCCTCTCGATCCGGTATCGGCACGCTTCCACCGGCATCTGGACGACGTTGCCGGCCGATCAGTACGAGCAACGTGGTGACGTCGTGGGGTCGGCGTTCGGGACGCCAACGCAGCGCGCCTGGCCGTCGGTCGCCAGCATCGCGGAGCCGGTTCATATTCAGTACCGTGCTGGCTTCAAGAAACTGCCGAACCCTATTCGATCTGCCATCCTGTTGATGGTCGCAGATCTGTGGGAGAACCCCGGCACGACGTCTGATGCGGGCGCTTCGGCCGCGGTGGCGGTGCCGATGTCGCTGACCGTGCAAAACCTGCTCGATCCGCGTTATCGTCGGTACGTGATCGAATGACGCTCCGGACACGCCGCTTGAGGGAGCGGATCACGATCGAGGCTAAGAACCTCGTCGACAATGGCAAGGGCGGGCGCACACGGCCCGAGGGCGAGCCGGACTGGAGACCGGTGACGCCGAAGCCCATCGCGGCGGAGATCATACCGCTGCGGGGTGACGAAGCGCTGTCTAGCGCGGTCCTGCGTAAGCTTCAGCTATACCGCGTCACGATACGGCATCGTGACGGAGTATCGCCTGCCAACCGGATCCGGTGGGGCGATGTCGTCATGAACATCAAATCCGCAACCCGTTCGATCGACCGTCGCTCGATCGTGATGACGTGCGAATCCGGAGTCGCAACCTGATGGCACGCCAACCTCTAAAGGGTCGCGGTCGCATAAAGCGGCTGATGCGGCAGCTGCCCGACGCCGTACGCGGCGAGATCGTCGTCGAACTGAACGTCACCGGCCGGCAGATGCGCAACGCCGTACTCGCTAAGACGCCGCGTCGTCCTGGCGGCGGGTCGCTGGCGGCGGGTATCCGGATGAAGGTTCTGCCCGCGTCGTTGCGGCTGCAAATCGGTCTGATCGGCAACAAGCGCGAGCGCGAGGGGCTATTTTACGGCCGCATTCAGGATCTCGGGCGCAAAGCTCAGATCGTCACGGTGAACCGCTACAAACGCGGCGGTCGGGCGGCTGACATGGCAACGCCGCGCGGCTGGAATGGTCAAAACATGGTGTTTAAGGCGTCGAAGTTCACGACGACCTACCAGATGCGTGTGCGGGCGATGCCCGGCAAACACTTCATCACCGGACGCCAGCCGGAGCTTCGCAAGACGCTTCGGGCGAACCTGCAAGGCATATTCGGTCGAGCAATCAAGACAGCGGCGGGAGGCGGCATTGAGTAAGGCAAAGGCCATTGTCGAAGCGGCGATCTTCGACGCTTTGTCCGACGCCGTCGAAGACGCAACCGTCTATCAGGATGCGCCGGCCGATGCCGCTTATCCTGTCGTCATTCTCGGTGACATGAAGAGCTTCGGCCTTGGGACCAAGGGTTCGAGCGATGATCGCCGCGTAACGATCAGCATCATTTCGCTCGTCGAAGCCGAGGAACGGGCGCCGCTGCTCAAACTGCAAGAGCAGATCGAGGAAGCGCTCGACGGTCAGTCGCTGGAATTCGAGGGTTGGACCCTCGGCATCGTGTTCGATGATGATGACGCGGTGCTCGGGGAGGACGGCGTCACGTACAGCGGCATATCCAGTTTCAGCGTCCTCGCCCTCGCGGGCTGACGCCAATCTTTTCTACCTAAACCACACCCGCCGCGCCTCGCCAGCGCGGCTTTTTTCATGGGAGAACCACGATGGCGAAGAAACTCGGTTCCGACTACCGGCTGTTCCTACAGTCGAGCGTAGCCGGAACGTTCAACCAGCCGCGTGGTCAGGGCAATCTGACCCGCAATGGCGGCAAGGGCTTCAGCAGCAGCGCGACCAAGGACACCGAAGGGGTCGACACTCAGATCCCCGGCTTGCGCACGCTGTCGCTGAAACAGGACATCGTTCCCGATCTGCCGGATCCGGACGGCTACACCCGCCTCGAAACGCTCGATCGGTCGAACGTGGCTGAAGTCTTTCAGGTCCGGAAGAAGCCGTTCGCCGTCGGCGACGTCGTGTTCGAGTGCCTGATGTACGTCAGCCTCGACGACACGTCTTACAACCAGGGCGAAAGCGTGAAGGCCGGGGTCACCCTCCAGCCGGCTGCGCAGCCGACCATCGACGCACTCCAGTAAGGACGAACCATGATCACGATCGCGGGTACACCCCTGAAGACGTCGAAGCCGAAGGATCTCGACGAGCAGCTGGTCAAGTCGACCGGCTGCTCGTCGAGCGAGATCGCCACGATCCTCGCAGCCGGTCCGGATCGCGCCGCGCGCGCGCTTCGACCGTTCCTCGAACCCGATACGCTGCCCGGCGGTGAACTGGGCAGCGCCATCGCCAGCGACTCGAACGCCGTGTCCGAGATCGGCAAACTGTATGCCGGTCTCGCGGCTACGTCGGCGCCGGCACCCGGCGGGGAGAAAGAGTAATGTCGGAGATCGAAGCCGCCCGGTCGACGGTCGAAGATCGCGGCGAATTCAGCCTCCTGCTCGCCGGCATGATCATGGGTCTGCGCCCGTCGTACGAAGCGATCGATGCCGTCGAGAAGACGCTCGGGCGCGGCGTGCTCGCCGTCACCCGCGAAGCGTTGGCCGGGCGGCTGTCCATGGGTGAGACTGCGCAGGTCGCTTGTGAATGCATCCGCGCCTGGGGCCGTGAAACCAACGACACGGGCGCGGCGGGTTCGAATGCCGTTCGCGTCGGTCAGCTGATCTACGACAGCCCGGACGGCCTGCACGGTGCGCAGCAGACCATCGCTGCGATGCTCTCGCTCGTCGTTACCGGCGGGTACCTCTCGTCGGGGGAACTGAAGCCGGCGACGACGATGACGACGACGGAGAAAGCCCCCGTCGCCGGCTGATGGGGTTCGCGGTCGCCGCCTTGGGGTGGCGACCGCGAGAGTTCTGGGCGTCGACGCCCATCGAATATTGGACTGCCGTCAAGGCGTACGAGCGGTTCCACAAGCAACCTGACGAATAGGGAGGCGACATGGCAGACAGTACCGAACGCCTCTTGTTGCAGGTCGATGCCGCAACCGAACTTCTCCGCCGGCACCTTGCCGAGGGCGAAGCGCCAATGGATCGCTTCGAGCGTCGCGCCGTCAAGATGGCGGAGACGGTCGACCGCTCGATCGGCAGCATGGGAAGCAAGTTCGGCGTGTTCGCCGGCCTAGCCGATGATGCCGCCAAACGTGCCGAGCGGTCATTCGAGGCGAGCTTCAGTCAGGTGCAGCGGATCGCGTCGCAGGCGATCAAGGGTCCGACGATCGACGGACGCGTCAACCTTGGCGCCGACGATATCCGGGCGGGAGCTGCGGCTGCGCAGGAACAGGCTCGATCGTTCGAATTGATCGGCGAGGCTGCGCAGCGTGCCGCGGCGCGCGTCGGCGATACCAGTGAAGCCACCCGTCTGTTCATTCAGGCGACCGCCGCCTCGCGCAACGAAGCTCAGCAGAAGGCGAACGTCTTGCTCGCCGAGGCGGGCGCGCTCGAACGTGTCGAGATCGAGCTACGCCAAAGCGCCGAAGCCACTGACCTGTTCGTCACCAAGCATCAGCGGCTCGCCGGTGCCACGGCCGAACAGGGCCGTCTCGCGACGTCGGCCGCGCAGGCTGCGTTAGAGCAGCGTTCTCTCGCGGCTGCTGCTGATGTCGTGCGCGCCGAACTCGACCCGATGTACCTCGCGCAGAAGCGGTTCAATGACGAGCTCGATCGCGCCGAGGCGCTGCTCGCCGCCGGTGTCCTTCGCCAGCACGAGTACGATGCGGCGGTGTCGCAGTCGCGTTCGACACTGAATGCGCATGCGGTGGCCGTCGCCGGCAGTTCGAGCGCCAGCAAGCAGTTGGTCAATAGTTCAGGTGCTGTCCGTGCTGCCATGCAGGGCGTGTCCTATCAGGTGCAGGATACGCTCACGCAGCTGAGCATGAACGCTAATTTTTTCCAGGTGATCGCCATTCAGGGCGGACAGCTGGCCGGACAGTTCTCCAATCTAGAGGGCAAAGCCGGCAACCTTGCTCGCGTGATGATTGGGCCGTGGGGTTTAGCGTTCACCGCCGCCCTGCTCGTGCTCGGTCCGGTAGTCGGCAAGCTGCTCAACATGAACAGCGCGCTCGACGAAGCGATCGACAAGCTGAAGAAAGACGCCGAAGGGTCGGAGGTTTCGCGCCGTGCCAAGGAACGGTACGGCCGCAGCGTAGACGGTGTGACGGAAGCGTTGCGTGCGCAGGATGAGGCGCAGAAGGCGTCCGCCAGCAGCGAACGCAGTGCGGCCGAACGTGCCAACGTCAGTGCCAAAATTCTCCGGGATAAGGCGCTCGCGACCCGGCAATCAACCGCCGCGACCCTTGCCGACGCCGTTGCGCAGGAAGAGGCGCTTCAGCGGGCTGCTCGCGATCAGCAGCGGTACGGCAAGGGTGAAGGGGCGACGATCGCCGCGCAGCTGGCCGATGGTCGTGTCAGCAGCCTTCAGGATCGTTTGGCGAAGGCGAACGCGCTCGTCACAGAAGCTGAGAAGCAGGTCAACGTTACCCGTGTCGATCTGGCGGCTGAGAATGCCGCGGTCTCGATCGATCCGGTTCGTGCCGTCACCAAGTTGTACGACGACCGCATCCGTGCGGTGAAAGAACAACAGCGTGAAGAGGCCCGGCTTGGTCGGCAGGTGGGTGCTGCCTCGGAAGCCCGTATCCGCGAGATCGAAGCGGAGAAGCGCGCCAAGGTTAAGGCTGCGCAGGAAACGCAGGCCGCGGCGAATCGGAAGGGTAACAATAACCAGCTGGGCCGTGAGATTACCGTCGCCGACGCCCGTTCGATCGTCGCGAGTATCGGCGGGCGGGTCACTAGCGGTCTGCGCAGCACCGCCGATCAGGAACGGATCTACGCGGACAAGCTGGCCGGCCGGCATAAAGGTCCGGTAGCGAAGCCCGGCACGTCCGATCACGAAACCGGCAAGGCCGTCGACGTGGCCTATGGTCCGGGCATCAGCATCGCCAGCATTCGCGAGGCCTTTGCTAAACAGGGCGTGGCACTTCGTCAGATCCTCGACGAACCCGCCCAGCGGGTGTTTCACGTCGCGTTCGGCAAGAAGGGGCCGTCCGGTCAACAGGTCGCCGATCGCGGCGAGACGGCACGTCAGAAGCTGATTTCCGAGGACATCTCGTACACCGATCAGGAACGGGCCGCACGGCAACGCCTGATCGCTGCGACCCGCAAGGGCGCGGACAGCGAGGAAGAGAAGGAAAACGCGACGGCTGAAGCGGCCGAAGTCGAGCGCACCGCTACGCGCACCAAGATTGCCGATCAGTTGTCGGCAAAGAAGATCACGGGTGCGCAGGCCGATCAGCTGAATGAACTGAACGAAGCGACCTACACGCAGCGGCTTCAGAACATTCTCGTCGATCGCGCCACGCGGACGATCGACCGCCAGTACGAGACGGCGCAAGGCGATCTGCAATCGCGGGTCGCGATCCTGCGCATCAATCAGGATATGGCGACGACCGCGGCGGAACGTCGTCGGATCGGTCAACAAATCCTTGAGGCCGAGCAGGAACTGCGCCGGCAGGCGTTGGAGCGGACCCGCGACACGTCGCAGGATCCGAAAGCCGTCCAGTCGGCCCGCGACGAACTAGGCCGGTTGCCGAAGGTGGAGGCGGCAGAGAAAGGGCAGTTTGAGCAACAATCGCTCGGGCAACTCGATCAATACCGTTCCCGCCTTCGCGCTTCGACGGCGGATCTGAACGATGCGCTTCAGGGCGTGGCCGTTCAGGGGTTCGGCAGTCTGGAAAACGCCGGATCTCAGGCGACTGCCAGCGCCGTCACGAACCTGTTTCACCTTCGCGGTGTTGCCGGTGAAGTGATCGGCGGGGTCGTTGCCGATCTTGCGCGGCTCGCCATTCAAAAGGCGATCGTCGCTTCAATCGGCGGGGGCTTCCTTGGGTTGGCTGGCGGTGGCGAGATCGGCGCGTTGCCGGGCTTCGCTGAAGGCGGTTCGCCTGGCGGTATGATCACCGGTCCCGGCACGCCGACGTCCGATAGCATCCTCGCCATCCTCGGCGGTGGAAAGGGTGCGATTCGGGTGTCGACGAAGGAATTCATCGTCAACGCCGCGGCGACGCAAAAGCATCTGCCGTTGCTGAACGCGATCAATTCCGGCCGGATGCCCGGCTATGCGGGTGGCGGCTATCTGTCGTCGCCGTCGATCCCAAACCTCCGCTCGCCTTCGCTACCGCGGATGTCGGGCATGGGATCGCGAAACGATCGGCTGATCGTGGAGACCCGGTCGAAGGTCGAGCCGTCCCCGCTGTTCTATCAGAGCATGCAGACGACGGCGTTTCAGGCGGTCGCGTCGGCAGCGGATCCAATCATGGCAGGCGCCGAAGGCCGTACGATGACGCGGCTTCGGCGCCCTGGGCTACCGGGAGCACCTGGATGATCATCATTGACCTTCCGGTGTTCCCGGCACCTGCCAAGATCGACTGGAAGCCCCGCCAGCCTACGCAGGTGAACCGTAGCGAGTTCACCGGCACGACGCGCGCCGTCATCCTTGCGCAGGCACCGTACTGGGCGGCGAGCGTCAGTTACCCGACGATCGCCGGAGAGCGAGCCTTTCGTCCGTGGCGATCGGCGCTGATGCGGTTGCAGGGGCGCGCCAACGCGTTCCGCGTCAGCGCATGCGAGGGTCCGCAGCACCGGGCCTATCAGGAAGTCGTCGTCGATGGTGCCGGGCAGCAAGGCTACCAGATCTCGATCCGCGGGGTCTTTCCCGGCGTGCAGCTGCTCGACGGCATGTTCGTCACGATCGGCGAGGATCTGCATCAGGTCGTCGCCGATACGCTGATCGCGTCCGCGGACGGCAAATTGACGGTGTCGATCATGCCGCACCTTGCGGGCGGCATCACTGACGGCCTCGCCGTCGAAACCATGAACCCTTGGGCACTGATGCAGATGACGACGGATCAGCAAGGTTGGGCGGTCGACGTCGGGCAGCGCTACAGCGTGTCGTTCGACTGCGAGAGCGTCCGATGAACGGCCCGGATGCTGCCGCGCAGGCGGCGCTTGCCGAACGTGTCCGTCGCCCGATTACCTTCTGCTGGCTCGACATAGCCGGCGAGCCGGTGCGGGTGACGGACGGTCCCTACAGTTACACGTTCGCCGGCACCGGCGACGAGGATCTAGACGGCTTCACGTTCGAAGCGGTCGACGCCCGCGTCGTGTCGGTCGGCGACGTCAAGGCGAAGGAAGGCGGGACGGACACGCTGACGCTGACGCTGTCCGGTCTCGCCGGCATCGATGGCGACACGATGAACTCGATCGGCAACCGGGCGAACTATCAGGGCCGCGACGCTCGGCTCTGGAAAGCGATGCTCAATCCGGTCGACCTTACGCATATCGGCGCGATCTGGCCTTACTACACCGGCTATATGGCCGTTCCGAAGATATCGGGCGATCAGACCAGCCAGACGATCAGTCTGGAGATCGAGACGTATCTCGCATTCTTCGGGCAGGCGTCGAACCGCACGTATCTCGATCAGTCCAGTTACGACCCCGGCGACCTGTCGGCCGAACTGTCGATCGCCATAGCCAACGGCGCCAGCGCCCGCAGCTGACGGAGCTTTCCATGTACCGGAAACCTGATTGGGAGGCGCGCCTTGCCGCCTACCTCGAACCCTTGCGCCTGCGTGCCTTCGCGTGGGGGCAGCACGATTGCTGCACATTCTCGGCCGGCGCGGTCGAGGCGATGACGGGCGTGGATCCGATGCCGGAATTCCGCGGCCGATACTCGACGGCGATCGGCTCGGCGCGGGCGCTGAGCCGGTTCGGCCGCGGCACGCTCGACGCAACGCTCGATGCCAAGTTCGAGACGGTGCCGGCGTCGCTCGCCCAGCGCGGCGACATCGTCATGTCGGGCGGGTTGCTCGGGATCTGCTGGGGCGCGGTGCTCTTCGCCGTCGGCCGCGAGGGTGAGCGCGAAGGGCTCGTGCGAATCGATCGCCGGGCATGGGTCGAGCCGCTTGCGTGGCGCGTACAATATGGGGGCTGACCGTTGGCTAAAGCACTAAAGGTTGCCGCGATCGTCGTCGGCGTTGCTGCCCTGGCGGTCGTCACCGGCGGTGCGGCACTCGGCCTCGGCGTCTCTCTCGCCACAACCCTCACGATCGGCACCGCCTACGTCTCGGCGGGTGCCTTGCTACTCGGTGCCGGCGCGCTATCGCTCGGCGCCGCGCTGCTGACGAAACAGCCCAGTATCCCGTCGTCGCAGACGCAGCGATTGAACGCCTCGATCGACCCGCGCGCCTTCCGGAAAGAAGTGCTCGGGCAGACGGCGATGGCGACGGACGTCCGCTATGAGGAATGGTCGGGCGCCGATCAGGACTATTGCGACTGGATCGTCTGCCTCGCCAGTCACGCGATCGACGGCCTCGAAGAGGTTTGGCTAAACGACGAGATGGCGTGGAGCCAGACGACCGGCATCGCGGCGAAATACCTCGGCTACTTTTCGATCCCGAACATCGTTCTGGAGGGGTCGCCGGCCAACGCATTCACGTTCGCGTCGGGCAAGTGGAACGGGTCGCATCGCCTTACGGGCTGCGCCTATGTCCGGTTCCGTTTCAAGATCACGGGCAACGGCAAGAAAGCCGAAAGCCCGTTTTCCAGCGGTCCGACGTCGCGCATGACGATCATCGGTCGGGGAGCCAAGCTCTACGATCCGAGACGGGATAGCACGGTCATAGGCGGTTCCGGCCCGATGCGTGCGAACGATCAGTCGACGTGGCGCTACACCGCGGACGATGGCGGCGCGATCGGCGAGAACCTGCCGTTGATGATCCTGCGCCGGCTGCTCGGCTGGCGGATCACGAACCCGGTCACCGGTGAAAAGCGCCTGGCGATCGGTAGCGGCATCCCGGCGAAGCGCATCGACATGATGAGTTTCATTCTCGCCGCGAATCAGGCTGACGAACTGGTGAACCGGTCGGCAGGCGGTACGGAGCCCCGCTATCACGGCGCGGGCGTCGTGTCCGAGGGTGATGATCCTAAAACGATCCTCGACGCGCTGTGTGCCGGTTGCTGCGGCCGTTTTCGGGATACTGGCGGCAAGCTGTCGCTGATCATCCCGCATAACGATCTCGCGGATGCCGCGGCCGACGACGGATTGCACGCCGACGACGTCATCGGCGGGTTCACGTGGGATCCCGATCCGGCGATGGAAGCCGCGCCGAACGTGATCCGCGGCCGCTACGTCGATGCGTCGTCGACGTCGCTCTATCAGCTGATCGACTATCCCGAAGTCCGGATCGCAAGTCCGGATGGGATGGACCGGGTGTTCACGCTCGATCTCGGGTACGTCGAAAGCGTCAGCCAAGCCCAGCGCATCGCCAAACAGGTGTTGCAGCGCAAACAGTACGAGAGGCGCTTCGGTGCGCCGTTCGATATTCGCGCTTGGGGCTGGCCGGTCGGCAAGGTTGTTCCATTCACCTTCGCGCCGCTCGGGTTCGATCGCACGCTGTTCCGCGTGGCCGAGCAGGACATCGGCACCGGCGCCAGCTGCGCGATGGTGCTCGAAGGCGAGAGCCCTGACATCTACGCGTGGGATGCCGACGATCGCGCGCCGGTGAATGCCGCACCCGCGATCGTCTACGATCCGACCAAGTCGCCGCTCGTCCAAGCCGTCAGCCAATCGGCAACGTCGGAGGTCGTCGAAGCGCAGGCCGTGATCATCGAACAGCAGGGCGTCGAACTCGCTGCGGCAAGAGGAACGCTCGTCGAATACGGGCAGCGCCTCCGCACGCTCGAAAACCCCGAACAATAGGCCTGATCCCCACGGGGATCGCACCGGAGCATCATCATGTCCCAGCCGATGACGGCGCGCCACGATCTGACGATCTGGCGCAACGATGACTATTACGAGTACCCGATCCGCGTCGTCGGCCTCGATCTGACGGACATCGTGCTCAAGATGGAGATCCGCTTCGCGGGTGACACTCCCGGCGCGGCACTGGTCTCGCTGCTGAAGGTGACCGAAGAGGCGGAGGGTGTCTGGTTCCTAGGGGCTACCGTCACTGACGGCGTTCCTACCAGTCAAATCCGCATTCGCATGAACCGTGCGACGATCCAGTCGCTTCGCTACGACGGTGTCCTGGGTGATACGACGGTGCGTGAGTACGCGCTGTTGATGGGCGGTCGTACGCGCATGATGGGCCGAATCCTGCTCCCGGCGCATGCCTTTGGTTCGAACGACGCACCCGCCAAACGTGGCCCGGCTAATGGGCTGGCGGCGCAGAACATGGCGCCGGATGCTGGCTCCACCATGACGGTAAGTGCCGATGGAGGCGCGACGTTGGAGATCGATGGCGCCGACATGGTCGCCGCGATCGGCAGCGAGGCGGCCGCGGCTGCTGATGCCGCAAAGGATGCGTTGGCACGCACCGAAGCGATCTCGACGACCAGCTATCGCGCCGTGCCGGATTATCCCGAGCGCGAGGCCATTCCGCTCGATCAGCGGGGCAACGGTCTGCGCGTGCAGACAATGAGCGACGGCCGAATCGTCGAATGGCGGACGGCGATGTTCGCTCCGGGTGGTTGGACTAGCCTCAAGAATGAGGAGGAGCTGACGCGCCTGAACCTCGCGCATGGAACGCTCGATCCGGCCCTCGTCGGTGGCCTGAACCCGACCCTTGCTGCGCAGTCGAGCGCTATCGCCGATCTGCAAGCGCGGCTGTCGTTTTCCAGTCTGCGTGTCGAGAGCTTCACCGTTACCCCGTCGCAGGCGGAGTTGGGTTTGAGCGTGGCGTCGCTCGCGATGGCGTGGTCGTACACCGGAACGCCGAACGGGCAGTCGATCGAGCGCAGCGACGGGCAGCGCGTGACGGGCATTTCGCCCTCGGAACGGGCCGCGGTCGCTGAGAAGCTGCCCGCGCCTGCCGGCGTGCTGATCATCGGTGACAGCCAACCTTGGGAATGGGCGCCGGAATACGCCGCGGCCCTCAACCTGCCGCTCGCACTGGTGGCTCGGCCTGCTCACACGATCCGAAAGCAGGCGATCATGGTCGGCGCGGATCCGCTGACCGTGACGATCGCGGGCGGGGTAGTCCCGGCAGCCGGAACGAAGGCGACCGTTACGCTGGTCAATGGCGGGGCAACTGCTGCCGCGAACCCTGACGCAATCCTGCATTCGGCCGTGACGGGCGTCGACTCTATCCAGATCGATCTAGCCGTCGCAGGCGGGACGCGGCGTTGCACGCTGTCGCATGACATCACCAACGCACTCGACACCTACAAGATCGAGCAGGCGGCGGGCGGTGCGGCGGTGGCTGTGGCTGACGGCGCGCTCGCGGTGCCGACGTTCAAGGCAATGGCGGCGACCACGCACCGCGTCGTGATCATGGCGGGGCATAACGACATGCTTCAGCATGATCCGGCCGGTGGTTTCGTCGGCATTCGTGCGCGGACCGATGCGATCATGGCGTTGTGCGCCGACAATCTGAATCCGGTGCAGCTGAATGACTTCTTCCCGGCGAGTAGTCCGGAAGAGATCGCGCTGATCCCGTACATCCAGAATCATAGCCAATGGCTTCGGGACAAGTACCCCGGCGCCATTGCGCTCGACAACGCCGGGCGTACCCTATGGGAGCGGCTGCGCGGGGCCGACAAGACGATCCCGGCGAACCTGCGCAAGCCCGGCGATACGCTGCACCTCGCCGCGGCCGGCCGGACTGCCTGGACGGCGCATAATCAGGAAGACGATTCAGCGCATTGTCGAGGTGTGGCGCCGGTCACCGTATCGGTCAGCTTCACCCTGCGCGGCCGCGGGGCAGTCCCCGGCTTGCCGGCGGTCGAAGCCACGCGGACAGCGACGGTGACGTTCCTCCCACGCCGGTTCTGGGGCGTGTCGGCGAGCGATGCGCTGACCAAGGCGCAGGTAGTTGCCCTCGCGGGCGGCGAGCTTTCGTCGGGTCGCGCCAAGGCGTTCACGGTCAACCCGGCCGGGCAGTACGTCTATCTGGCCTACCTCGCCTCGCTGGGGGATCCAACCGGCTTCAAGATCGGCGGGTTCAACGAGCAGTACGTGAAGACGACCGTCAGCGTCACGACCGCAGCCGGGCTCACGGCTGACTACACCGTCCTTCGATCTCTCAACAAGCTGACCGGCTCTGTGTCGGTGGAGGTTCTATAATGGCTGACATCGCAAGCCCACTTAACGCGCTCTATGATGGGCCGGTCGCGAAGACGCCACAGATCGGTCGCCCGAATGGAATGAACCTCGAAGATGCGCTTGCGTCGACGCCGGCGACGTTCGAGACGACGGATACGACGACGCGAATGTACGTCGTCGACCAAGCAGGCCGGGTCGTTCTTGAACTGCCGGATCCACGCTTTCCAGGGCTGATGGCGGCGGTCGCGGCAAACGCGTCAGGATTAGCTACCGCTAGCGGCAGTGGCCTGTTCGAGACCACAGATACAGCCGGCACTGTATTAATTCTCGATGCTGCTGGGCGGGTGGTCGCGACCCTTCCGGATCCTGTGATCGCCTCGCTTCTCGCCAACGCTTCGACCGGGACCATCTTCGAGACCACCGACGCCAATATAGCCGCGATCATTCTAGACTCCGGAGGTCGTGTCAGTGCGCTTATCCCATCTCAAGCGGCAGTGTCGTCAGGTACGCCGACAACTGTTGCGGAGGTTGTGGCGGCGCGAGGTAGCCTACCATCACTCGCCGCGAGACTGGCTGTCATGTCGTCAGCCGCAGGGTCGCCTTTGGTAAACTCTTACGGCAAAGATTTTATGCGCCAGTCGCGAAATCTATTATCACAGCTTGATCCGGATCTCGGTGAAGGTACTGGCGTACTTTATATTCTTACCGGAGCAGGCGATAGCTATACTCAAAATAGAGATCGTTTTTCTGGTCGAGTTGCAAAAAAGCTGAAGGCTAAATACGGCGACGGCGGCGCTGGCTGGACAAGCTTCGCGTTTCTTCAGAGTGGAAATACAGCGCCTTGGACGATTGGTAACCAGCCTTCATTTGCGAACGGTAACGTATCATCAGCGTATGCTGTCCGATACTACGGAAACGTTATTGGTTCGTATTTTACCACAGCGATGCCGGACCTTGGCTTGGCAACACTTACCCAATCGGGTGATGCAATCGAAGTGGATTTCCCGGCCGCGCATCCGACTGTTAAATCGACTCTGTATTTCAGGGCCGTTCCAGGAGCCGTGCTACGCTACTCGACGGACGGTGGGGCAACGTGGACAGTTCTATCACTGGATAGCAGCACCGGCACGTTACTCAGCGGTGTGTACCGCACGATTGCCCATACTTACCCCGCTTCGGCAGGAACGCTGCGTCTAGAGTGGGTGGCAGGTACGGTAGAGATTGGCGGAATCTACCCGCTAGGCAGCAAGGGAGCAGTATATAATAAGACTGCGGCGACCGGCTCACAGATATTACAATGGTCCAACGCGCCCGCGGAATTTGATATTGTCCACGGTTCCCTTGCATCAAACGCGGTCGCCTACATGGATGGACCAAATAGTCAAAGCGCGGGCCTCACCGATATCATCTGGGGAAATCGGGTGACCACATTCTTTGGCCGCCTGCTCGTTGCAAACCCCTCCGTCGACCGCCTTCTTATGATGCCTCCGGAAAACATGAAGGGTTTCTCGGGAGCGCCAATGTCTGCACTGGCGGTGAAGGGTCTCGATATCGCTGTAAGCCTGCGATGTTCTTACAGGAATCATCAAGACTCTTTCGGATCCCCTACAAACACGGCGGAATACCGTTCCAATGGAACTTTCTCCGCGATGAACCAAGATGATCTTCATCCCGGTACAGCGCCGATCGCCCAGTCCAAAATCATCGGCGGCATCCAGCTCGCCGCAGGCACCCTCGACATGATCATCCCTTTCTAAGGAGTCCTACTCATGGCTACCACTGGCGTCCCCATCATCACTGCGCCCGGCATTCCGGCCGACGCATCCCGTCCACTTCCGTCACGAGACCCCTTGCTTGCAGGCGTTGCAAACAGCGGCGTTCGTTTCCTCGCTGATCTCGCATTTCCGTGGTGCTATCCTGGCGGCGAGCCGGCCAACCGCCCTGCCGCAGGAGCACCGGGCAATGGCGCGGTCGTGCGCGACATTGCCGAACAAGCGAACGCATCGGTCGCATTCTCTGGCGGAACGATTGCGTATGCCGGCGGCGGGTTCGACCTTTCGAATGCTCAGGTCTCGTCCACCCTTCAGGCTGGCATCGTCCTTCCAGCTTCCATCCTTGCTGATATTTCGACGGCGTTCGGTGGCAAGGCGCAGCGATTCCTATTCGCCATGTATCTGAAGCTGCCGCTTTTGGCCGACTGGGCTGCGGGAAACCTGTCAATCGCGGGGGATAAAATCTTCTCGTCCGCTCCATCGCTGATCGCAGTCAACGAGGCTGGCGGCGGCACATTGAACCTTCGCCGGCAGAGTGGGGCGGGCACGGCTGACAGTCTCACGCTCACTCCTAACGTCGGCGACTATGGAACCGTGGTGCAATTGGCTGTTTGGCGTAGCGATACGGGCATCGGTCTTCGTCTGCGCTCGCCGAATGGGACGCTGCTGCAGGCCGCAGCCGTGGGTGCCGATAACAATCAGGCGTTCGGCACGAATACGATGACGCTGGGCTACTGCACGGCCTTCACCGGCGGCCTGGGCGGGGCGGTTACAACTCTTCCAGCGTTGCGCTTGCGTATCTACCGCGCTTTCATGGAGAACTTGGCGAGGTCCGGCCGCGACCCCGTGGCGGTTCTCGATGCGGATTACACCCGTCAACAAGCAAGAGCGCTTTTCAGCTAAGGAGTTGCCTATCGCAACTGTATCTTATCGCCGACAAACGTTCCGTATTTATGAAATTCGGGCAGAGTGAGGTGAATACCATCGGGGGCGTAGCGACCAGGTTCGGCAATCGCTCCCGATGAAAACGCGGAGTAGTCGATCACCTGCTCAGGCCTGAATACGGACGCGGCGTCCTTTCGATACTCAGCGTTCCCCTCTGGGTGAACTATGCCGTAAGCCCAGTTCTTGAAGCGGTAAGGCAGCCCCAGCGGTGGATGCGTATTGATGCTCGGTGCGGATACGGTCTGGACAATCGCAGGAGTAAAGCGGGCGGCTAGCGTACGCATGCCGGAGGCAAAGTTCTCCGCTCCTCTGTGTTGTATTTGGTCGTTCACTCCCGACAAGATCACCACGTTGGTTGGCCTGCCGCCTAGCGCGCGAAGCGGGGGATCTGGAGCGTAGGAGCTGATGATCTTCGCCGTGTTCATGCCCGAGTATCCGACCGAGCAAGCTAGGACCGTTGCGTTCGCCCGCTTTGCAACGGCTTGGGGTAGCTCCGGAAGTAGGCGGCCACCAGCAGCCCACGACTCACCAACGACGAGGATACGGTAGGCAGGGGCACCTGCCCCGGCTTTCGCACAAAGCACCGGAGGCGTTACTGCGGGGGTGCAGGCGCAAAGAGTTAGCACAGAGACCGCGGGGTACCACTTCACCATGCCGAGGTTTCCGCACAAGCTTCGCATATCTTTTCTCCCGGATCGGCAATAGCGCCGCAATAATGGCATCTTCCGCCGTTCGGATATCCGCGCTTCATCTTAGTTTGAAGTGCTATTATCTTACGAAGCTTCGAAACTAGCCGGTAAGGACCGTAAAACACGAAACGGAGCATAATCATGCACCTCATAGAGACTATTGGCTGGACGTGATCTTGCGGCTTTACCGATGCAGAAGTCCCGCCATCCAGCGTCCTGCCCTAATTCCACTCATTTCGATATAGCGGTACGAAATTTCAGAGACGGCATAAGTGACGATGATCGTGCTCAGCACGAGTATAGCAGTTGCACCCGTCGCCGATATCCCGAGCCCGCTAATCCAGACACCGAAGATACACATGATCGGGAAGTGAAAGAGGTAAAGGCTGTAGGATACGTCTCCCAGTCTCGTAACGGCCGGGCTTTTCAATAAACTGGGCCGGTTGGCGCTCGCAAGCAGGTGTACGCAAAACGCTGCAGCTATGGCCTCGACGATCGTCGGTAGAGGTGAATGAAAGGACCAGTGCCCAGCCCACCGAAAGGCGAATGCTCCAAATAACAGGCCGACCGGCAACAGCCGTGCGTAGAGCGGACGCGCAAGGAGGTAGCCGAGCGAACCTGCGGTCCGGTTTGCGGCAAACGCGGCGCCGATCACGAAACAAACCAAGTAGGTGCCCGCGTAAAGCATACCGGGGTACACAAAAGCCAACAAGGTAGCAGCCAGTAGAGCGAGCGCGTTCATGTAAGCATTTCGCGTGGCTAACGTAATCGCCGGCATAAACGCTGAGGCAAGTAATTCGACAAAGATTGTCCAAGCGGGCGTGATCAAAAAGAGGTCCAGCGCTAAGAAGCTCGCGACGATATGATTTGCATCACGCATTGTCGGGGAGAAGAACTGCCGGAACCAATCAGACTGTTCTGGCAAGGCTCTGTGAATGAATAAAACGTACACGAGAGCCAAAGCACTAGCTGCCCACAGCGCTGGATATATGCGCCACAACCGCCGGATATAAAACGCTGGCACGCTTCGACCAACTCGGAGGGAAAGGCTTAGCACGAAGCCACTCAGCACAAAAAAGAACACCACGGACATATGTGAGAGGATCTCAAATACCCGTGCAGTATCAATAAGATAACCGTCCAATTTGAAATAGAGCAGGCAGTGACTGACTAGAACAGTCAGGGCTGCAATTCCCCTTGCTGACTGTAGCGCGGTGTGATGCTGCCCATCGGCAGTGTTGTGTCCGTTACCCATGTGCCCCCGTCGCTCAGCCCCCATGCCAAGATCGCATCGACTTACGCAGGTATGGCGCCTCGCTCAAGCGCGGCACACTTCAAATACTTTCCCCATCACAATCACCATCGCGACGAACAAGGTCGCGGGAAGGGATGACGCATGACTACCGTAAACTCCAGCTTCGCGGCCCGAGCGGTCGCGGAAGGACCGCAGACGCTTGCCCCGCCCAGTTTCAACGGCATGGGCTGGCTAGTCGTAATCAACCTCGCCATGATGACGATCGCCACCTTGATCGGGATCATGGTCATCGTGAAGCTTGCCGGCGACTGGGTGAAGCATCGCCGTCGGGATGTATGGCTATCTCCGGCCAGCATCTACCGGGTGCTCGGCATCCTCTTCGCGACGGGTATCACGATCCGATGCGGGGCAGAGATGGTCAGCCTATGGGGCTGGAACCCTCACGATCCCGTCGCGACAGGCATCTACCTGACCGCCAAACGCCTGTTCGATCCGATCGCGGTCAGCTGCGGGATCACCGGCCTGATGGTCTACATCCTGTCAGAGCCGGGCATGATCGAGCAGCAACGCAAGATCCCGTTCCCGGTCAATATGTGGCTCGCGTGGCCGATGGTGAAACGCATGCTCCGACTTGGTCTGCTCACATTCATCGCCGCGATCGGCGTGGTCTCCACGCGATGATGTGGCGGTTGGGGGCAACCGCTGCCGCGGTAATTCCGGTCGCAGTTGCGGCCGCTGAGAAAACAGGGGCTACCGTGACGACTTCGACGCCAACCATCTGGTTCTTCCTTGGCTATCCGTTCGAGGCGGCTGGCATGATCTCCGCCCTGTTCGGCTGCGTGTCGGCCCGGTTCTGGATCGGCGCCGGCGAGATCGCGCGCCGCGAGCACCGCTGGATTCTCGACGCGCCGGTATCGGGCATGACGCTCGCCGTCGCGGCCGGGCTCGTGATCAGCCTGCATCCCGAGCCACTTAGCGCCCTGCTCTATGGCGGCGGTATCGGCATCCTCGGCGAAGGCGTCTTCAAGCTCGCCGAGCAGCGCATCGACAAGCTGAAGGCCGTCATGGGCCTGGGCGACAAGCCCGCTGAATAATCCAACCTGCAAGATATCCTTGCAGGTTCATCACATCGGAGAATGACTATGACGACGGCATCTAAGCCGCCGCGGCCGACCCCGGCTGCGACGAACGCTGGCGCGCGCGCCAACCTCGCCACGCCCGTCAAGGCGACGATCGCGGGCGTAATGGGATCCACCGCACTCGCTGCGGCGCTGCTCAGCGGACTGACGCAGTGGGAGGGCAAGAAGAACGTCGGTTACCTCGACATCGTCAAAATCCCGACCGCTTGCATGGGCGACACGAACGACGTCGTCGTCGGCAAGTTCTATAGCGATGCGGAGTGCCGAGCCCGGCTCGAACGGCAGGCAATCGCCCACGTCTCCGAAGTGAAACGGTGTACGCCGTCGATCGGGGGTGGCCAGTTGGTCGCGGCCGGCCTGCTCGCCTACAACATTGGCGGCGCGGCCTACTGCAAGTCGACGGTCGACCGCATGTTCGACGCCGGCAAGATCCGCGCCGGCTGCGACGCATTCCGCATGTGGAACAAGGCGGGCGGCAAGGTGGTGCGCGGCCTGGTCAACCGGCGCGAGTTTGAGCGCACCTTGTGTTTGCAGGGGGTGCCGGCATGAGGCGCTTTGCCATCATGCTCGCCGCGGCGGTGATGGCGTGCAGTTGCACGACCATCACGTCGCCTCCGGTTTCCGCTATCGATCGTGCGCAGGCTGCGTACGATCGAATCGCAGGATCTGCCGAACTGATCCTCCCGTTCGTGTCGGCGGAGCGTGCTGCACGCATCCGCCTTGCGATGGCGCTGACAGAGAGGGGACTACTCGCCGCGCGGAATGCGGCGACGGCTGCTGAAAAGCTGGCGGCGCTGAAGCAGGCTGAGGCCGCGACCGCGGCGATCGCGGTCGCCACGGCGCCATCGCCGTAACCTCACTTCCTCAACGCATGCATGACCGTAGTATGATGGCGTCCAACGGAGCGCGCGATCGAGCTAGTGCTGAAGCCTTCCTCAAAGAGGCGCTTCCACATGGCCCATCTAGCCTGGACGATCGCGACGGTTCGAGCCGATCCCATAACGTCTGCGGGTTGGACGTCATGGGCGGCAGCGGCTTCCGCGGCATAGCGCTCGATCCGCGAGGCGGATGGTGCGGGGCTGATCATAACGAATCCATGAAACTGCGTTCTCGTTGCGTTCCGTAAAGGACCGTGCCGAGGAACGCGAGTCTGGTTCGCTATGGCGGTTAGCCTATTGGGGTGTGGCGTCGCTGATCGCGTCGACCGCTGCTGCGACCCGGCGCCAGTCTTCGACTGCGATTTTATCGCCGAGTACATCGCTAAGCTGCTGAATGATGTAGTCGGCGGTTAAGTCGCCATGCTCGGCTACGATCGCGCCAGCCTTCACCCACACGTCGCGGTCGCTCATCATATGTCGAGGTTGCGCCGTTTGATCTCGGCGAGCAGCGCGTTGGCGACCATGTCGTTCGTGCGCCCGGTTGTGTGCTCGTACGCCTCCAGCAGTTCGGCGTCTTCCATCTCACTCGGCTTTGGTGTCGGATCTTCCATCCGCTCAAACTATGCGCGATGCCCTTGGCCATACAACGGCGATCTTCGTGCTTTGACTCGGAAAACTTCGGTCCGATAGCGACCAATTCCTGTTGCCAGCACAGACCCGTACTCATTGCTACAGGGTGCGGCCGATGCTCGCGTTCGAACACGATGTTGCATAGAGTTACGCCTATGTTCAAAATCACCATGATCGGTATGGCATTCCCCCGGCCATATTTCGAAGGCAAAACCTTCGGCTTTTTTCAAAATTTTGTACTACCGCGCGGTGAAACGACCCAATTCGAGTTCGTCGTTAGGAACGGGGAAATAGCGGTAACCTATGACTTACCGGAAGTTTATGCGGAAGCGGTTCATTGGTGCTGGCGATATGCAAATGTCGCCTTAGAGCCGTGGGCATCAGCCGCAAGTCTGGTGATTGGTGGCGGTGTAGATATATTTATAGATTATTTCATCGATCCGAGTGGGCGGCGCCATCCTCTATGGGTTGTTGACGAAAGGTTGTCCAAAAACATCGATGCCTTTTCGCAGACTGATGAAGGGTGGGTAGAACTTGCCACCTTCCTTTCCGATTGCTCGGACGCAAGAAGAGTGGCTGACGACGCTCTAATGGGTATTCGGCGTCCCGATTACATGCCGATTGCCGGCGGGCGTATTGTCGATCGGATCAAGCATATAGTCACGCCCGACGCGCCCCGCGGCGACGCCGGCTGGGCGCCTATGCGAGACAGTTTGTTCGTTTCCCGGCAATTTCTCGAAGTGCTAAGCGCCGCGTCGGTTGACCCCCGCCATGGTAACCCGAAGGCAACAGATGACGGCACCTATCTGGATTTGAGCGTGCGGGTTTGGCAGCTTGTTAACCGCTACCTTCACTTTGAACGGTTAGGGCGGCATCCCCTTGATCGCGGTGTCTTTCAAGAGCTGTAGCGAATCCGGTATCTGGTATCGCGCTGGTATCGCAAACTGCTCCCAACCTCGGGTGCGGATGGGGGTATTGCTGCCCCCTCACCTCGTATCAAGGCTAAAAAGTGCAGCGTTGGGAGCAATCGCACTGCAGAGGTCCGGGGTTCGATTCCCCGTGGCTCCACCACGCGGCATAGCAACAGCACGTCGACGAGCATCCAACACGTCGCGTGGGTAAACTGAACGCCGCGTCCGCCATGCGTGCG